CCCGGCGGGTATCCCACATAGTCCGCGCGATCGAGGACCAGTGCGCCGTGGATCTGGCCGGTGCTGTGTGTTCCGACGGTAACGTACTGCAAACGGTAAAACCGCGGGAGTGGTACGCCGGGAGGCGGGCGCGGGACGTCTATAGGCAACAGATAGCGGCCCACGATCAAATCAGCCTCCGCTATCGCACCGCTCTCCACATAGGTCGTGTAGGTGCCAGGCGTTCCGCCACCGGCATCGGGCGCCCCCTGGAACTGCACCTGCAAGCTGGTGCCGGCAGTGAACGCTGTCTTGACCGTGACCAGCAGCTTGAGCGCCGGGTCGTCTCCGATGCCCATGTCCCTCGGGTTCACTAGATCAATCACGTTGGTTGACTGTTGGGTGCCAGTGGTCGGCGTGTCGAAATTTGCGGTTGTCGAGCCGGGCGTGCCGGTGAATATCAATGCGCCATCTTCAATCATCTCATAGCTCCTTAAACAACGCGCGCTTCGGTAGAGAGGATGGCATCCACCGTCCGTATCGGGATACCTCGGAACATGGTGACGACGCGTCCCTGGAACTCTTGCAGCGACAACAGGACGTTGGTCTTGTTCATCGCCTGGAGGTCCAAGTACGTCCGCACGACGCGGTTACAGTAGATCGCGGTGTTGCCCATAGACCCCTGTATCTGCGGGCTATCCGACGTCTGGATGCCCGTTGCCGAAGGCGAGGCGGTCGGCAAGCGATAGAGGCCTCGGACCATCCCATTGATCAGATTGGCCGCTGACGCACCGTTCAGGAGCGTCACGTCGATGTTGGCGAGACGCACGTTGTAGCGCCAATCCCGCACCGCAAGACCGATCTCCCACTTAAAGTGATCCCTGTAGGCTTGGTAGGTGTTGCCAGCAGTGTCTTGGACGGGCCACTCACCCATGTCGCGGTGCTGGAGGCCGGTCATCTTGCCTTTCGGGAAGATGCCGTGAGTGGTGTTGGCGCCCCAGGTGACGATCCACATGGAGGTATTCGTGCCAGCAGTGCCGCCCATGTCTACGACATTAGCCGCGCTCTGTGCGTTCGCCGCCGTCACCGTGCTGTAGCGAGGGGCGAACCCTGTGAAGCGTTCCGGGTTAACCGCCTGGTTCCCATAGATGATCGTCGAGGCGATCTGTTGGTTCATCCCTTCGAGGAATGCTACTACCTCGCTGCCACGGAACTCGGAGGTGTTTCCGTTCAGATCGGCGATGTCCTTATCAACCAGCGCGTATGCCTCCAAGTTCCCACAAGTGTCAATAATCGGCGCGGTGGTCGATTTCGAGTTAGGGACACCGTAGTTGAGTAAGCGCCAGGTTGCAGTCGGAAGGCCGGTCCTGACCGTCGTTTTGTGGCCCGTAGGAAGATTTCCCTCGAGAACGAGCATGTCCAAGAGGATCTCGTTGGTTTGCGAGAGCAACTCGATGATGGTGCCGATGCGGTATCCGTCCTCGACCCGCTTTGCCCAATCAGCGTAGGTTAGGACGGTTGTTCCAAGTACTGCCATGTTTCAGATCCTTATTGAAGTCGTGGTCCGCCAGTATGCGGCCCGCTTGGGCCGTAAATGGCTTCACCAACACTGGCCGGCCGTTGCATTGACTGGGACGGTGTTCCACGCACCGGACCCCCCTCCGATAGAGCTTTTGCCCATCGTGCCAGGGTCCGTACTATCGCTGGATGATTTCCCGCGCCGGTAAACGCTAGTGCCTCGCGAAACTTCGGATCAGACAACTCAGGATCGCTTGCAACCTTGGAAAATGTCTGCAACACGCCTTGGAGGTTGTCGCCCCCGATTTCCTTGTCGCTCCGTACCTCCGCTTGCCAGTCCGCATTCTGCTTGTCCCAACTCGCTTGAAGCTTTTGGTTGGCAGCTTGGACTTGCTTCGCGGCCAGATCGACCAGGCTTTGTGCTACGGGGCCGGGCAAGCCGTGCTCCTTCGCAATGTTCGCGAAATCGCCGAAGAGGGCGTCGTCCCGCGACAATCCCTCCGGTATAGTGATCTTCTCGATGTCGAACGGTTCGACTGGTGGTGGTGGCTCGGTCCCAAGGACCGACGGAGCGGGCGCCTCAGCCTCCGGCGTCGGTGTCGAGGTCTCCGTCGTCGGTGTCGTCGGTGCCAAAGCCTCGGGTGCCGATTGCGCCTGGTCGCTCAACTTCCATCTCCTTTAACATCTTGAGGTACATATCGTGATTTGCCTGCATGGCTTCGGCTTGCAGCCGAAGACCCACGAACCGTGATCCCTCGCGAAAGGCGAGGCTCAGTGCGTTGGACACACCGAAGGTTGCCCAAACGTTGCACTCAGCCATGAGATTGTAGAGCCACCGACGCCCGGCAGGTTCGCCCAAAAAGCGCCCCAACGCCTGCATCTCCGCGACCCGCTCCGGAGTGAATTTGGTCTTAGCCATTTCCACCACCCAACATCAGTTGGAGTGCGTTCGCCCCACCACCCACATCCGTCTCCGAGAGCGTCTTCGCCCCTTGTGCCGCTGTCGAGGCCATCTCGGCAGCCTGAGCCGCTTGTTGCTGCGCTGCACGCCCCTCGCGAGCTGCCGCCGCATCCTCATCGCCCACCACAATCTTCGGCGAGACGCCAAGCGCCGCTGCGTACTCGTCGATTGTCTGATCCGGGTTCAACTTGTCGAGGATGTTCGGGATCACCGCCGCGAGGTTGCCGGCGAAGCCCCACAACTTCTCGATCCCGGCCGTCGCGATGCCCTTCTGCGCCATCGCAAGCATCGAGATGTAATCGACCTGGATGTTGGTTGGGGTGCCGCGCAGCGAGGCGGGCGGTGGAGGCAGGAGCTGGCCGCGCCACATAATGCCCCACACCCGATCTATCCCATTCCCCAGCCCTTCGTGGGCCGACTCAATCCTCTCGAGCACCGGCCCCAACAACACGAGCTTCTCTTCGCGCCGCGCATCTATCTCGGTCGCCGTCCGCACCGTCTGGAGGTCGGTGATGCCTGTGAATAGGTCGTTGTGGAAGGTGATCTTGATCCGCTGTTGAACTTCGCGGATGTCCTGCATCATCTCGGCGATGGGAGGCATGATCGTGTAGATCGGGCGCGCGCCCTCCCGATCCCGGCCCAGGCCCGAAACGTAGGTCATCCCGCCGGGCAGCAGGCTCATCGGCTGGTTCTTGAGCTGGACATCGGCCAGCATAGGCGGGTTGACCATCTTGTCTATGGCCTGCGCCTTGCGCAAAGTTTCTTTCTGGAGTTGCTTGATGTCGCCAAGGGCGTCCATGCCGGGGCTGCGCCCATAGGGATCGTTGCTCTGAACGTCCCATCGCGGGGTCATGCAGGGCCAATCGTAAAAGCCCCGTGAGCGAAGGAGGGCGTTGTTGGGCGAGCCGATCTCCCAATAGACCTCACGGAACGGGAATTTCTTGGGAACGAGGGAGAAGTCACCAGTGTTGCGCTCGATTATGTGGCCGATCCGCTTCTCGTGCGACTTCATAGAGCCCTGTTCATAGCCGCGCCGCACCTCCGGCGACACCTTCTCTTCCCCAAACTCCTCTACCATTTGCCCGTAAGTGAGGACGAACTCGCGCGCTACGGTCCCTACCTCGAGGTTGTTGTTGAGGTCGAAGAAGAACTCGCCCAGGCAGGGGTTGAAGCAGTGGATGATGTTGTCATAGTTCTCGTAGATGATGATGCACGCGGAGCCGAACACTACCAGGTCGAAGTACATGATCGCCATTGACTGGTAGAAGTTCGATGACTGGAAGACGGTCATCATGCGGCGCTCGCAGTCACTCAACCACGATTGGACTTCGTAATCCTCCTCGTAGCCTTCGATCCGCAGCTTGAACCACGGGCGGGTTGGGCTGGTGATCCCGTTCATCATCCCGCTGGCGAGCGTGCGGGCCGCAAGCGTGCCGGTCGAGTCGATTATGTTGGTGTTGATGTCTGCTCCGCGCGAGCGATCATTGGCGGATATGAGCCACTTGTACCTGCGCGGCAAAATGTAGCTCGATAGGTCGCGCCAGTGCAAATACCAAGTCATCCGCACAGTGCGGAGCGACTCTATCCGTTCTTGTGCGTATTTACGGTACTTTTCGCTCATTGTCCCAACAGGACTTTATTCCGCACATCGCCACCCGTCGCGCCAAGAGGCCCGGTCAAGATTGTGTCGCTGAGGGTGCCAAAGCGCCCGATGTTGGTATTTGGGCGCACGCTCGCCTGCGAGGCATAAGTGGGTGGGGCCGCAGGCGGTGGCGGCGGGTCTGGTGGGCGAGCAGAGCCGCCTCCTCCTCCTCCTCCAAACATCACTCTTCCTCCTCTGGCTCTTCACGTTCGGCCCGCTCCCAAAACTCTTGGTCGCGGCCCTGCGGACGCCCAGCCTCTTCCCACAGCCAATAGGCGCGCTCCAGTATTCGCTTTTCGCGCTCGGACAGATCACTCATCGCGCCGCCTCATCCATCAGCCGCTTCACGGTTTCGCACGGCTCCAGCACGGACAGCAGCTTCCCGTCGCTGAGCCAAACGATGCAGCGTGCTTCCCCAACGATCAGTTTGTCCCGCGCACTGCCCAATGCCTTTGAGTGCATACTCGTAATATGCGCCGGCGCAACCACGACCTCGCCCCCATCGACCCGGTGCAGAACCACCAGGGACATCGCCGCGATGAGCGCAAAACCGCTCAACTGACCGTCACCGCGTACTGCCGCGCCACGGCTGCGCTCGCCGCCGG